ACAGGCTATGATGGCAAACTTGGACATAAACGATCCAAAAGACCAACCCAAGATACTTCAGCTTGTCAATTCAATTAATCCTGCTCAAGCACCTAAGTTAGTGGCGGCCTTTGCTCAACAGAAGAGACAAAGGGATGCATCAGGAGCAAAGACACAGGTTTCCCTTAAAAACAGAAAGTCTGTAGCAGATCAAATTAAAGAAAAATATCCTAATTTAGCTGAAGCTGTTATGAATGAAGAAGGAACTGGAAGAACTGACGCTCTTAAAGAAGCATTGAGTCTTATTAAAGAACTTGGTAAAGAAGCTGAAGATCAACGAACTGACGACATGAAAGAGTATCAGTATGCCGTATCTCAAGGTTCAGACTTAACATTTTTAGAGTATATGAATAAAAACAAAAGAAGTAATATAGACTTAATAGATGTTGATACAGGAATAACTAACAAAGTATTAATAAACAAAGATGGAGAAATTCTAAAAACAATAGGTGTTTCTAAACTTCCTGAATTAAAAAGAGTTGATCTTCCTAATGGAAAGTATTCTTGGGAAAATACAGTTACAGGAAAAAGAGGTATTGCTCACGATACTTCAGAATCGGCAGAACAAGAAAGAAAAAGAGTTAGTAAACTGTATTCTAATTTATCCCAAATAGACAGCACATTGGGAACAATTATGGAAGCAAAAACATTAGTTACAGAAAAAGGTGCGGCAGGACTTACGTATAATTACGCTAGTTTACCAATAGGTACTAGTGAGCGAGAGTTACAAGGTAAAGTATCTACGCTTCAAAGTACGCTTGCTTTTGACAGACTACAAAAGATGCGTGATGATAGTAAGACAGGAGGCGCGTTAGGTCAAGTAAGTAATATTGAATTACAGCTTTTAAAGGAGAACCTTACTGCTTTAGACCCAATATTAGGGGACGAGGCATTCATAGCACAATTAAATAAAGTGGAAAAACACTATAATAACTTTAGGAAGTCTTTGTTGGGAGAAACTCCTGAAATTAATTGGTCTGATCCAATATATAAAGGAAAAACAACTGTTGTTGATGGCGTGAGGTATATGGTAGACCCTATAGACCCTAACAAAGTATATAATATAGGCACAGAATAATGGATACATACACAGCCGTGACCGACCCTGATATTTTAGCTAAGGTTAAAAGCAATATTTCCGCGTCCACAAAAGACATATCAAAAGCCTCTGAAGTTACAGACCCTGCATTATTTTTAAAAATACAGGAACAGTTAAAAAAAGATTTAGAAACTGAAGAAGAAGAAAGGTTAGTATCTTCTGACGTTGAATCTTTAAATTCTTTTGAACAGTTTGGGGAAAACATAACAGAGCGTCTAGGTAGTCGGGGTAAGACTTTAAGTGAAATATCTAAAAAGTCTGGAGGTTTTTCACTGAACCCTGAAGGAAAAATGGTTTATAACGCCCCTGAACAACTTGGCTTAGTAACAGATATACAAACGGCAGGTCAGTTAGCAGGTGGAGTATGGGACGCTTTAGGCGAAACACTTGTGTTAGGAGCAAAAGGTATTTCTTTTCTAGCCCCTGATTTTATTAAAGAGCCTGTCAAACAAGGATGGAAGTCTGGCGTAGAGTTTATAACTAATAGTCCTAAAAGTATAGAAGCGTTGGGCGCAGTTAAGAAAGGATCAGAAGCTTATGAAGAATGGAAAAGAGAAAACCCAGAAACCGCACTAACTTTAGAAAGTGTAGTTAATGTTGGGTTGTTTTTTATCCCTACTCCAAAAGGAGTAAAAGTTAAAGGAAACCCTGAGTTTGTTGGTGCGGTTAAACCTCCTGTTCTTGAAAGAGGTGGACAGGTATTAATAGATGCTTCAGGAAAACAAGTAACAGATAGAAGCACTCAAAAGGCTTTAGAACTTATAGTTCCTAAAAGCGGTGTGCCTGAACAAACTAGAGAAGCTTCTAAATTGGGCTTTAATTATAATGTAGTAACACCTACAGCACAAGAACAAAAAATAGTAGAAACAGTAGCAAGTCTAAATATTCCAAAAACCGCTTCTAATCAAAAAAGTTTAAACCTGATTGATGACGCTATTGAAGCCGAAGCCAAGCTTTTAGAAAAACAAGTCGGTGCTTCTAAAGAGTCTATTCCTTTTGTTGAAACTTCTAAACTATTAGACGAAGTAGCCTCAACTACTAAAGCCACTGATGCTTTTGTTTCTACCAATCAACTTGGTACAATGGTAGATGATATTGTAGTTAAAGCTAAAGAACTATTGAAAGCTAATCCTCAAACTCCTTTAGGAGTTCTTAGAACTAGAAAACAATTAGATGCTTATGTTAGGTCATATAAAGCAAATAAGAGTGCTTTTCCAAACCAAGATAACGTGGAAACAGCTTTATCTATTGCTTTGAGAGATGTGAGAATAGCTTTAAACAACAGGGTTGCTCAAGCAGTTCCTGAAGCTAAAGTGTTAGAAAGACTTACAAAACAAAGTAATTTATATAAAGCAAGACCTATTGTAATAGATAAAGCAAAAGCAGATGCTTCTAATTCTTTAGGACGTTTGTGGCAGTCAGTAACAGGTTTAACAGGTGTTAAAATGCCTACCACCCCCTTAGCTATAGGTGTGACAGGGGCGGCCATAGCAGGTTGGCTTCCTGCTATTATAGGAGGTGTTGGTTTAGGAGTTGCAGGAAGGGCTGTCTACAGTGGAGCAGTTTCTCCACAACTTAAAAAGTTTTTAGGTCAGTCTTTAATAGCTTCTTCTCAGGCTTTAAAAGTAGCTAAAAACCCACAGACAATAAAACAATTAAGGGCTGACAGGGCCGCAATACTAGAGTTATTAAAAAATTCAAAAGACGAAGAATAAAAAAAGCCCTCTAGGGAAACCTAAAGGGCTTTAGTTTTTTTATAACAAGTTATAACTCTACACTATCTCACACGCTCCTCCAGTACACGCTAACTCTTGAGAACCTGTAGTGTTGTCTTCCTTCTCAAAGTATTCTAAGTTTGACCAATCAATACCAACTGGCATTAGTGCTACTAACTCATCATACTTCTCAGTGCTAATGTCCTCATAAGGGGCTTGCTGATACACATGATCAGTTACTGGCAACAAACTAATACCACTAACGGTATCAAAGTTTTCCCAAATCCACTGAGCAACTTCAAGGAACTCATCATCTGTATAATAAACAGTGATACTTGGCTTATGCTCACACCAGTGATCTTGATAAATCTTCCAAAGTTTTAACTGCTCCATTGCACCTACTTGGTTTACAGTTACAGAACCTTCAGGGGATTTCACAGGGAAACTAAATACCACCGATTCCTTAGACATTATATCTTGTTCTACTGGGAAACCTGCCGCTTCCATAAAGATTGCAAGTGGGTCTTTTTTGTCCGAACGTACTCTTCTGATATAGTTAGGAGAGAAACGAGGGTGAATACCAGAGGCAGAATCAACAAGCTGAGATACAGTACCGCTTGGTTTAACACAAGTAATAGCTGTAGAGTGATTAACGCCAAGCTTTTCAGCCCACTTTTTATTCGTGTCAACAGCAACTCTTCTAAGTATTCCCAAATCATCTGCAATGGTCTCCGTTTGTTGGTTCAACAGTTTGTTGTCCATGATGCCTGTTAAGCTGACACCTAACAAAGCCTCTTCCTCAGTATTCTTTTTCCAAATGTTTCTCAGGTATCTGAAGTCCGTCAAGGTAGACTGTAGTGTACCAATGATCGTAGCTACTTCAACTTTCTTCTTAAGGCTTTCCACTGTATCATCAGCACGTACAACCACCTCAGATAGATTACAGAACTGATTGCTACGTAATATGATCTCACTGCATGGGTTAGTACCAAAGTCCTGCTCAGGGTCTCTACGTCCATTCCTAGCGGCTATCTTCTGTGCCGCAACTCTACTAAAGATACCTCGCTCACCTGCCTTGGATTCATACATGGTCTGCATCTCAGATAAGTAGGACTCAAAGTCAGGCTTCTCTGTGTACGCTACGCTATTGTTAGCTAACCTACGATGCCCTTCATGTCTCCACCAATCCCCTGACTTAGCCTTAGCCATACGTGGGTCGGACAGGTTAGACAGGCTAATCAAAGCAGACCTACGCACACCCCCGACTACTACAATGTCAGCTATCTTACAGCAGATGTCATGGCACTCAATGGATGTCAGCTTACGTCCTTGAGCCTTAGAGAACACACCTACGCAGAAGTGAAATAAATCCTCAAGGGGTTCAGCGCCTGACGCTCGTCCACCAAAGGTTTTCAAACGTGCGCCCGATGGACGTACCTTAGTTGTGTCCCACTTAGGTATCTTCCCTGCGTACAACATCGCTATCAACTCACGGAATGCAGATGCCCAACCTATCTTACTATCAGCTACAACGATGGTTGTGTCGGTAGGATGAAAGGACTCAGCAACCACAGGTAGTTTGTTTATGAAGTTGCGTTCAACACTAAAGCCTACACCAGTGCCGCACATAAGAACATACATCAACTCATCAAAGGATCGCGGTGAATCTATGTGCAGATAACTACAGTTAAACCCTGCTACATTGTCCTTCTCTAAGGCTGTACCTGCGGTCATTAAGCATCGCATACTGGGCATAACTTCCAAAGCGTGGATAGCATCATAAAGCCTCGTAGCTGTCTTCTTGTCTATCTGCTTACGACCTACCCAGAAGTCCACATAACGCTGTACTGTTTCCTCCCAAGTCTCTCTACGGTTTTCATCGGACAGCCAACGAGCGTAGCGAGACTTGTGTATAAAAGACTGATACTGTTCCATTAAATATTCTCCTTAGAAACCACGATGGTTAGTTTGTTTAAGTACCACTTAGCTTTATTTAAGTCCTCTACCTGCTTGCCCTTATAGTCGTAGCGCCAAAGGTATTTCATACAGTTACCCTTGAGGTAGCCCTTGAATGCTACTGAGGACATGGACTCTTCAATGGCTTCAATACATTCAATGTTGCCAGTGTTATAGTGCTTTGGTTTGTTGATTATATCGTGAGCCTCTTCCATCGCCATGTCCGTATAAGGCTTTAATGTTACACTATCATTAGGGTCTATCGCAGGTATTTCCCTAGCCACTCTGTCCCAATCAGCAGGTGTCGCATCATTCAGTCTCATAATC